TGGTTAATGCAATTCATCACGACATTACTAAGTCGTCCTGGATGACGACCCTATACACCTCTGAGCCATTACTAGCTGGTTTCGTGTTAGACAGCGCGATTAGCGGTATACTTGGCGAAGACGTGCTGAGCTACTAAGGAGCAATAATGGCAGGTGCAGGTTACAAACTATTTCAGACGGGTGACGTCTTAACGGCAGCTCAGGTAAACACCTACCTAAACGAGCAGACCGTGATGGTCTTCGCCAGTGCAGCAGCACGCACAAGCGCATTAACGAGCGTATTAGCTGAAGGCATGGTCTCGTATTTACAAGATACTAACGCTGTAGAAGTTTACGACGGTAGCGCATGGGTCTCTATCGGTTCTTCAGGTGACATTACAGGTGTTACAACAGGAACGGACTCAGGCTTAACAGGTGGCGTAACCTCTGGAACTGCTAACCTAAAGCTAAAACTAGAATTTGATGCAGAAACAGGAACAACTTACACGCTTGTAGCAGGTAACCTTAATCAGCTTGTCACGTTAAATAACTCATCTGCAATTACTGTAACTGTCCCGCCGTCTGTGTTTAGCGCTGGCGACCAGATACACTGTCAACAAATCGGCACAGGTCAGGTTTCATTCGCACAAGGCGCAGGGGTAACAATTACGTCAACAGGTGCTACTGCATCTGCACCTAAGCTACGAGCTCGTTATTCCGCTTGCACGATTATCTGCACCGCATCTAACACATTTACTGTTGTGGGTGACCTTGCCTAATGCCCATTTTAGGTATTCTTGCTAGTTCCGTACCAGCCGCCGCAGGTGATTATGAGTCAATTGCTACTGCTACTGTCGGGTCAGGCGGCGCGGCGAATGTGGAGTTTACCTCAATTCCTAGCACCTATACGCATTTACAAATACGCATTTTTACTAGCGCAACGAGCAATACTTCGGGCGCAATACAGATAAACGGAAATACAACTGTGACTAATTATTGGACACATACATTGTTGGGTAATGGTTCAAGCGCAAGCGCAACTGCGTATAACAATACCTACGTTCCGTACTATACAAGCACAGGCAGTAATTATGGAGCGTCCATCATAGATATATTGGATTACACTTCCACTTCAAAATTGAAAACACTAAGGGTCTTGGGAGGATATGATGCTAATGGTTCTGGATATGTGTTTTTACAATCTCTAAACTTCAACTCAACGTCTGCGGTGACTTCTATCAAACTGCTTATTGATGGTTCAACGAATTGGAATCAATACTCCCACTTCGCCCTCTACGGAATAAAGAGCGCATAATGCCAACAACTTACGAGCCAATCGCAACGACAACGCTAGGTAGCGCACAATCCTCAGTTACTTTCTCATCAATCAGCGGCACATACACCGACCTTTTAGTTGTATTTACTTATGAAGGTTCCGCTGACGCAAATCTTCTTATGAGATTCAATTCGGACTCAGGTTCTAATTATTCTCAGACAACACTTTATGGCGATGGTTCGTCAGCGGTATCCTCAAGAGACTCAAATCAAACAGGCATAGCGGTAGGTTACGACAATCCGTCAAGCATCACTAATACGGCGTCTTTCGTCCATATTCAGAATTATTCCAATAGCACAACAAATAAGACTGTTCTCAATCGTTTCGGCAATTCAGGTTACACAGTCGCAAGAGTTGGATTGTGGCGCAACACCGCCGCAATAACCTCGGTAAGTTTCCATTTGACTAATATAAACACAGGCTCAACCTTCACTCTCTACGGCATAAAGGCGGCATAATGCCAACAACTTATGAAGCAATAGCGACTGTGACTGTGGGATCAGGTGGGGCGGCTAATATTGAATTCACCTCAATCCCTGCTACCTTCACCGACCTTGCGGTCAAAACATCACTTAGGACAGATGGTTCTTCCGCAAACGGCTGGCAAAGCATCGCGCTAACTTTCAATAATTCAACTTCTTCTTATTCGGGGATTTTGTTGATAGGCAGGGGTGATTTATCTCCAGCTTCTATCACTTCCGCGACTTCTAGTATTGAATTTGCTGCTTATTCAAGCGATGCGGCAGCAACGGCAAATACTTTTGGCAGCAATGAAATTTACATTCCAAATTACACAAGCAGCAATAATAAATCAGTAAGTAGCGATGTAGCAAACGAAAATAACGCAGCCAGAGCATTAGCAGGTCTTGTTGCTGGGCTTTGGTCTAATTCAGCAGCAATTACTTCTGTGAAGTTAGTCCCAAATTCAGGCTCTTTTGTTCAACATTCAACCGCTACCCTTTACGGAATCAAAAACTCATAGGAGAAACAATGCCAACCAAACTCGTAGTAGATTGCTCAACTGGAGCCGTAGAGGAAATTGAACTCACGGCTGAAGAAGTAGCTGAGATGGAACTAGCAGCGCAACAAGCTGAAGAACAGAAAGCCAGAGAAGAAGAAGAGAAGGCGGCTAAGGAAGCGGCTCGCGCTGAGATTCTTGAAAAGCTCGGTCTAACGGCTGAGGAAGCAGCGGTGCTGCTTGGCTAAGCTGTGTAAAGCGGGGCAACAACTCAGAGAGCAGATTGACGATGCGTTTCCCAATAGAGATAGAAGTAGCGATGGAGCCGCGGCGTCACCTGGCCACAAGGCTCATAGTCCTAAATCTGACCATAATCCTGATGAAGCGGGCATTGTTCGTGCCATCGACATTGACGCTAATCTCAAATCCGATAAGTCAGCAGCCTTTGACCTTGCTAATCAGCTTCGACTACTTGCCAGAACTGATAAGCGAATTTCTTACATTATCTATAATGGACAAATCGCATCATGGGTGGCAAATTACCGATGGAGAAAGTACCGCGGAATAAACCCGCATAAGACTCATATCCATATTAGCTTTACAAAACTGGGCGATAATGACGGCGGTATGTTCTACTTGCCCATATTGACTGGAGAAGAAAATGGACCAACTAAAGGCAATAAGCGCAAGCTGGGCAAGAAGCTTCTTGGCAGCAGGAATAGCGACATACCTAGCAGTGGGCTGGGATGCAAATGCAATTGTGAATGCCGCTCTGGCCGCGAGTCTGCCCGTTATCCTTCGTTATCTTAATCCTAACGATACGGCTTTCGGTCGTCGATGAGTCCCGCTGAATGGGCAGCGTTCGTAGCTGCCATTCTTTCGTGCTGCGCTCTGATTGTCGGGGGCCTTCGTTACATTATTCGTCATGAAGTACCAGGCATATTGGACGCGTCGCATATCGTGTCGCGTATCGATAAACTAGAACAACTTGTATTAGAATTTGTTACTAATGAGCGCAAGAAAACTTACAAAAAGAGAACTAGCCGCTAGGCGTCGGGCTAAAGAAGCCCAGGCTAAACGCGATAAGCGTGAGCCTTTAACAAGCCTAGACGTCTGGGCTATACGCGTTCATGAAACCTTTCAGGCGATGAAGCGACAAGGCTTTACACCTGAGCAGGCTATGGACTATATCGCCTCAACCTTTCACATGCCGTCTATTCCTGATTGGTCCATAGAAAACCCAGACCACATTTACGAGGATGAAGAGGACGACGATTAAGCGAATCGTAGTAATCAGCGATTTACAAATTCCGTTCCATAATGTTAAACACACCCGCGCAGTTGCCAGATTCATTCAAAGATACAAGCCTGACGACGTTTTATGCGTGGGTGATGAGCTCGATTTCCAGACCATCTCACGTTGGTCTTCTGGGCGGGACGAATGGTCGGGAACTATTGGACGTGATAGAGCTACTGCACAAGAGGTCCTACACGACCTACGCATCACCCATATCGTCAGAAGTAATCACACAGACAGACTGTATAAATCCCTAGCCTCGAGGCTTCCTGGCCTGATTGGTCTGCCAGAGCTTGAGTACGAGAATTTCATGGGGTTCAAAGAGCTGGGCATCAAGTTTCATCGTAAGCCATACGAGATAACAAAAGACTGGATAATGGTCCACGGTGACGAACAGAGCACCAAGCCACATGGGGGTTTAACGGCCCTAGAAGCCGCTAAGAGGCATGGTAAGTCGGTGGTGTGTGGTCACACCCATCGCCAGGGGATTTCATCGTTCTCAACGGCCTCTGGAGGCGTTTTAACGGGTATCCTGACAGGCTTTGAGGTCGGTCATTTAATGGACGTCAGTAAGGCTTATTACACCCGTGGGACTATGAATTGGCAGTCGGGCTTTGGCATCCTCTACGTTGACAAAAAGGGTGTAACCCCAGTGACCATACCCATAGACAGACAAGGCACCTTCGTAGTAGAAGGCAAGCGCTACTCCTAACGTTATCAAAACGTTATAGAACACGCCGTGTGTGGCGTAGTTTTTGTCCCTAGTTGAGCGTACATTTCGACTAACGAAAGGGGGCAGTCATGAAATCCATGATTATCTACGAAACTTTTGTATGTGAAGACTGCAAGCTGAATTACCAGGGTGTTCATCCTTACACCTATGAAGGCAAGATAGTTTGTGATTATTGTCAGGTATTAAATTATGAAGCATAATCTCACACCAGAGCAAATAGTCACAGTCTGTCTAGCTTTGTTTGTGCTTGGACTAGGCGTCTATGCACTATATGGAAAACTAATCGAAAAACACTACACAAGGGGCTATACACATGGGTACAAAAGAGCAAAATGGATATACAGCGAAAAAGATAATGGAAGAAGCGGCAGATATTCTCGATGAACGTGGCCTCGATTACGGGCACCCAGCCGTTAATATTAGAAGAATTGCGGACCTCTGGGCGAGCTATTTCGGACGAGAGATTGACCCACTGGACGTGTGTATCTGTATGGCTCTGGTCAAAGTCTCCAGAATCGTCGAAACTCCTAACCGTGACTCATTCGTGGACCTGGTGTCATACGCCGCGCTCGCAGGAGAGTCGGTCATCGGAGATTGGGAGGCTACTCGTGGCAATTACTAGAACACCCAGAGGTACTTGGTGCGATTATTGCAAGATGAGATTCGGCGTCAACGACGTGAGAGGACAAAGCCAGGCGGTCTGGTCAATACGTTCTGAGCGCTATGGACGCATCATTGACAGACACTACTGCTTTACTTGCGCCAGGGAAGCCCAGACGTGGCACGACGGCACAGTCTGGACCTTCAAAGAGCAGCTCGAATACGCAGAAGGGAAAATGACGCTAGATGTTTAATTTGTCAGACTATGAAGACGTGGACTCCAGGATTCATAAGTTTTATACCGAATACCCAGACGGAGCCATTATTACAGAGCAGGTGTTAAATGATGAAGAAAAAGGAATCGTGGTCTTTAAGGCTATCGCCTATAGAACTTATGCTGATAGCCAGCCTTCCGCTACTGGTTTTGCGCGTGGCGCTCGTAAAGACCGTGGGGTGGATGCTTCTTTCTGGTATGAGAATTGCGAGACGAGTAGCATCGGGCGTTGTCTCGCCAATCTCGGTCTTTCAGCTAAAGGAAAGCGAGCATCATCTCTCGAAATGGCTCGCGTCAACGACACTAAGACAAGCGCTGCTCCAATACGAGTACGCACTGAAGAGCAGAAAACGTTTTTGGAATCGACTAACCCAGGCCAGGAAATCGTCTGGGACACGACAATCGAGCCTCCCGCCGATGTGGTAGCAGCATTCGATGATGCTGTAGAGCTAGTAACGCGTGAGCTTAAAGCTGAGCCCATTCCAAGTTGTAAGCATGGTCAAATGAAGCTTAAAGAAGGTAAAGGACCGAAAGGACCGTACAGAGGTTACACATGTCCGCTGCCTATGAGTCGTAAAGCTGAGCAGTGCAATGCTTTCTGGCAAGTAGTGGACCCATCGGGTAAATGGTCGTTTAGGCCAGAGGATGAAGAACGTCTATGACAAGCCAATCTAGGAAGCATCGAGGGTACGCTTCTCAGAAGATAGTCAGCGAATACCTACGCGCTCACGGTTGGGACAATGCATTACCCGTGGGCGCTGGTAGGGACGGAAGCGACGTCACAGGCATACCAGGCTTAGACATTGAGATTAAAGCCCGTACTAAGCTAAACTTATCTGGCTTAATGAAACAACTCAGAGAGCGAAAACTTAATACTGGCATGGGCGTGGGCATTCTGCGTCTCAATGGCCAGGGTGAAGCGGCTATCCAGGATTGGGTGGCCGTTTTGCGTTTAGAAGACCTTGTTTACCTACTGAAAGCCTCAGGCTATGGAAGAACTGATACATAGATGCGTAGGCTGTGGCCTATGGATATATGGGAAACGTGAAAGGTGTGAAGAATGCCTAAATTTGATTACGAATGCCGAACCTGCGATACGACCAGCGAAATCACAATACCCATAGATAAGGTAGATGACTACGCCTTAATTTGTGGCGTATGCAAGAGCGAAATGTTTAAGCTCTTTGTAGCTGTGCCTGCACATTTCAAGGGTAGCGGATGGGGTAAAAACTAAATGTCGACAAATCAAGGCTCTGACCTGCGGTTTTGTTCCAGACTTGACAAGCCTGCTATGCTCAGACTCTCGCGAAGGCTGAGAGGCACCTTCGCCGCGAGGCGAGCATTGGGGCGATTTATTGCTATTTCGCTATGCTCATTAGCATTGAGCGTTGCGGTGCCAGAAAAAACATATACTGCTAACGCAGAATTAGAACAGCCATTTCACATTGATAATGTAAAGCTATATTTATATAACAAAGTAGAATGGTCTGAGTTTCAGTGTGCTAACGACTTAGCTATACGAGAGAGTAACTGGAGAGTAAAGGCAGTGAATAAAGACTCTGGTGCTTATGGCATATTTCAGCATATGAGTAAGTATGCGCCTACATGGGATGCATACCAACAAATAGATAAACACATAGAATATATTGAAGCTCGTTATGATGGTTCATGGTGTAAAGCTTTATCTCACTCACTGAGGTATTCGTGGCATTAAAGCCTTATAGGTCAACAGCTCACTGGAAGAAGCTACGACTACAAGTACTGCGTAGAGATGCGTACACGTGTGCATATTGTGGTGACATAGCTACTCAGGTGGACCATGTGTGGCCTAAGAGTCGTGGTGGTGAGGACACTTTGGAGAATTGTGTCGCAGCGTGTGAGCCATGTAACAGTGCTAAGCGTGCAAGGACAGACGTTTTTTTAGGTGAGACGTCTACCCCCCCTGATTTGGCTGCCTTGCTCTCCCCGAAACGGACAAAAA